CAGAGTTAACAGCAAATGATTTACCAGAACCACGACCACCAGTTACAATAAAGTATCTTGCAAATGATTCATCTAATACTAAATACTTTTTATTGAGCTTTAATCCGTGCAATGATATTTCTAAAATCGTGGTTTACTTCTTCTGAAGTGTGTATATCAACAGAATCTTTTTGCTTGCCATAGATGCTATCTAATACCATATTAAGTGCTTGATGGTCACCTTTTTCAATAACCTTTTCTATAACAGCCATAGCCATTCTGTATTCATTAGTCATCCATACTTCTTCACCAGTAACAGGATGAATACCTTTTGTTCTTAGCTCAGCTATTTCTTTTAGTATTGTGCTTCTATTCTTTGAACCTTTTGGCCTACCTTTAGGATTTCCTGACTGTCCTTTTTTGAATGGTATTAAATCTGCTTTGCTCATTTTTTTGTTCTGTATTTGTTCTGTATTTATTTAAAAATACAATTAACTTTTTTTCAATTGCTTTTACTTTCTCTTTCGTATTCATATTCATTATATAATCTTTTCATAGTATTAACTAAACCTTTTACACAACTACCACAGCTGGATGCTTTTTTGTTGGTGTTAAATACTCTATTGTGAATCTTTAATAGTTGTTTTTGTTCTATGTTGTTTACTATATTTTTATTTATTGAGAAGAATACTTTTAAGTATATATATTCTTCTTCATTTAAACATTCTACTTTGTATGGAAATAATTTATTCAGTTTTTCTTTTCTTGCATCACATCCACAATCTTTACCTAACTTATCAAATATCCAATCAGTAGCTTGTTTTATACCTGTAGCTTTTGTAATCTTTTCTACTGTATCGCCGAGACCTTTACTTTTCATTAATTTTTTTTTTAATTTCTTTAATACAATTGTTTATAGTTCTCCATACTACAACGTGTGATATGTTAGTTGCTGCGGATAGTTTTCTAATACTGTGGAATTTCTTTCTATATAAATTAAATAACTTTTTATCGAACCAATAAAACTCATTTACTATTTCATCAACTACTTTTTCAATATCAATGTATGGTTCATTATCTGCTTCTATAATGTTTTTTAGTTCTTTATCTATTAATATATCTTTATCATTTCTTATTGTATCAATAAATATATTGTGCATCATCTTATATATAAACGCTTTATTTAAAGAATCGTTATATAGAATATCATTAATTTTTACTTTACCACTATCAATTTTACTATGTAAAGCTATGTAGAAATCGTGTAATAAATCTTTTGCTAACACTTTGCTACCGCTACTTATTTCTTCGGCCATACTTAGCCAAGTTTTCTCATCTCTTATTAGAATGTGCAAAATATTATCTACTTCTGTACTCATCTAATTCAAGAAGTATATTTACAAAATCATCATATTGTAAAGCAATGTAATCTTTTTCAAAGTTCTTAGTAAATACAACTACTGGTGTTTTTAATGTTCCTCTTGCATCACCTTCACTTTGTTCTAATGCTTTCCAGATATTTAATTTCTCTTGGTTTTTACACTCCCAGCTATATTCAGATAATATACCACCTGTAGTCATTATATCTCCTTTAATACTTAACCCACCGCTGTTGGGTGTTCTTCTAATGTTAGTATCAAACTTCTTAGCTAAATCTTTTGCAATTTTTAACTCGAATCTTTTACCTTTTTGATTAGCATTTAAACTCATATCTTTTGGAAGTGTTTCCTAATTTTAGCTCCTAACTCGGCATCATTAGGATATATCCTACACAATAGAGCAATATTATACTCAACAGGAGTATTAGGGCTAATATAGTACGAGTCCTTTGTTTGTCTGTACTCATTAAGCGTTCTTTTCTTTTTATTTTTTAAATTTTTTTTCAATGATGTGTGTTACTATTATACCTAATATAAAACAGGTTAAATGTGTTGTTGTTAATAATATTGTTATATACATAATTTATAGTTTATTTTTTAAAAGTATTAAATTTTTTCTTAAGTTCAGCAGTTTCTTTGTAAGCTTTTATATTTTGCATTGTTAATAAACTTTGTTTGTTTTTCATTTCATCAACTATTAATCTAAGCTCTAACATACATTTTAAGCTACTTTGTAGCGTTTCTACCGCATCTAATTTGCTTTGCGTTACTTTACCACTCTTTAAACCCTCTTGTGCTTTTAAAAGTAATATTTCTAATTTGTTCTTTGTTATTGTATAATCTAAATCATTCATTGTTTTAAATCTTCTGAGTAAAGTAATTCATCACCAAGTTTTTTATCTAATGTTTTTATGGTTCTGTATATATCTATGCTTTTTCTTTTAACTTCTTCTTTTTCTTCTTTAGTAGAATCAGTACCTAAGTGTGCATATAAACTACAATCTATTTCAAGTAATTTATCTATTTTATCTTTGTTAGTCCAAGTTTTAAACTCTAAAAACTTTTCTATATCTTCATATTTATATCTCATTGTTTTTGTTTTAATACGTTATTACCACCAATTGTAAATCCTAAACCACTATTGTAATCAAATCTAAGTGGTTCACCTAACATTGTTGGCTTACCGCCTGTTTCTTTATCTTTTATTTTATATACGTGTACTTCTGTCATCATCCATAATTTATCGTGTGAAATTAATCTATGTAAACAAATAAAATTATCTACTCTATTTGGAAATACTTGCCCACCTTCACAATCAGCTTTTCTTGGTGGTTGTATATGTCCATTTAATTGATGATCTGGTGGATAAACTCTTCTTGCTGCTTCTGTTTGTGGGTGCATTGCAATAAACATTGTTTTACCAGTTTTATTACAAAACTCTCTAACATCATTACAAACTTGATAGTTTCTTTCAAATTGTGATATTCTTCTATCGTGGTTAATACCAGTATAAGGGTCAATAAAACAACCATCACAATCTTCTTTATCAAATATCTTTAATAGTTCTTTATGATTGTAAAGTTTTCTATTATCAATAAATTTAAAATACTTACTTATTTCATCGTGGTAAAATAAATATTCGTTTAAATATTTAATAGCTTTACCAGTCCACATTTGTATTATATCTCTTTTAAGTTGTCCAGCATTGTTTTCTCCTGACCAGATACACCACTTCTTGCCGTGTATTTTACTTAGTGCAGTTAAGTACCATAATATGTAATTAGTTTTACCAACATTATCTAAACCAAGAAACATATTAAAATTACCATTCTTATAAAGAAAATAATCATCTAACAAACAACCAATGCCAATACCTTTTTTTATTTTACCTTCTTTAAATGCTTTTAAATATGGTACTGTGGCTTTATCTTCTAATATCATTGATCAAGAAGTTTTTGCACTTCATCATTTACTTTTAATAAATTATCATTTGCATATTTATCTTTTCTTTTCTTTTCTTTTCTTAATGCTTTAGCGGTGCTTAAGCCCCCCTTCTTTCCGTTGCTAACATTTCGCTTGTGTTCTTTTAATCTTTCTTGATACTGTTCATCAAGCCACTTAATACTAATAGCTTCTTTTTCTATCTTAAACAACTCAGCATCTAACAAAGTACTCCATTGTTTAGGTATTAATGTTTTAATTTGTTTTCTTGTAACATTACACTCTTTGCTCCAGTAGTAGCAGCAAACTTTCATAAATGCACCTTGCACATCTAAGTCCATAAATGATATTGATCCTGTTATCCATTGATTTGGATAAAATTTAAAGTATGGTAATTCTTTCATAATATAATTTGATTAAAATTTAATAGTTTGTTTGTTTCTAAAACATAACTATCTACTGTTAAATAGTTTACATTTTTTTTAAATATAAAATTATTTTTATTAAATAACATTTTATTAGTTGCAAAACCCTGAAAAGTAAATTTTCCTTTATTATCCATATAAAATTTTGCAAATAAATCTATGTTTGATTTTGAATAGCTTGGAGTCATTAAATACTTTTGATTCTGGCTTGTCTTAACATCTACTGTAAAACCTTTAAGAATTGCATCACCATTATCTGTTTCTTTAATTTTAGATGTATTATTAATTGTAAAATCTGGAAATAAATTAAACCCTTTACAAAATAAAAATTCACCAGCAAAACCAAGTTTATTATTTCTAATTCCTTTTTTATTGTTTGCTTGACCTTTACCATCTAAATTAGATTTTTCTTTATTTAATTGCCTTTGTTCAGCAATTAGATTGATAATATTTTTTTCAATATTAGATAAAATAAAATAATTATTAATATTCATAATTCAGATTCTATTTTTCTTTTATATATAATTGATTTATATTTTTCGTATGCTTCAGATTTAGGTTGTGTTTGACCTAATCCTTTACAATAGTAATCGTTTCTTAAAATACATCTAACCATTCTTTTCCAAGATGGAGCCCAACACTTTACCTCTAAATCGTGTGGAGCTTCATCAGGTATTTTTTTATACCCTCTTTTTTTCCATCCAACTATAAACTTTTTAAATTTTTCTTTATAATGACTTTGCATTTTATTTGGTAATGATTTAAGTAAATAATTACAATAACTTTCCCAAGTGTGATTATTTGGTTTTGTAACATTATTATAACCATTAATATTACCTTTTTCATTAATATACAGAGAGCCACTATTAACACCGCTAACCCTGTTTAAAAGTTTATACCAAGTATCGCTTTCTAAAATATGATACAACCACAATCCTCTTTTTTGGTCATCACCATAAGGTTGACATAATCTTTGATTACTTAGTTTAACACCCGCCATTGTCATTAAATCATAAATTTTATTATGACATAAATTTTTATATTTTGAATGAAAAATCCATATATCTTCAGTTCTCCAATCATATATAGGGTAAACATTAAATAAGGTTTTACTTAATTTTGTAGTCCATTTATAATTGTTATGTGTAAGATTTTTTTTATTAGATGTTATCGCTCTATATCTATGTAAACTTTCATCAGATCTTATTCCAATAAACCCAGCGGTTAATTTATCTTTAGCATACCATTTACCAAATAAAACCATAAATTCTTCAAATTCCATTTTAGGAACATAAAAATCATATTGAGATAAATCACTTGCCTTATCTGGTTTGTCTCTTACCCAAATATTTTTATTATCATTATCCCAACAAACCCATTTTGGTTGAAAATCACTAACAGCATTTCTTAATAATAACTCACCACAAAACCAATGTAAATCAATATTATCTTTGTATTTTTCTATTATTTCTTCAATATGTTCTATTGTATTTTTATATTGAGCTTCTAAATCTATTATTAATAATCCAACTTTTTTATTTCTTTTTTTTGCTTCTTCTAAAACTAAATGTGTCATAACTGTTGAATCTTTGCCACCAGAAAAACTTATATAATATTTTTCAAAATCATTAAAAATTTTAGTTATTCTTTCTTTTGATGCTTCTAAAACATTTTTATTTATGTAAAATTTTGTCGCCATAATTAATATAATTCAATTTGTCTGTTAATATTTAAACCCTCTTCTAAATTTACTTTTGATAAATTATTTTTATCTAACCATATATTTAAATACTTATCAGCTATTTTATTAGCTGTGTTTTGTTCTTCTACATTTAATTTACTCCAAGCAGTAGAATATTTTGAAGGAACACCTGAAGATATACAAACTGCAGCTTGACCTAACCAAGCAATTCTATTCATTGCTTTATTTGTTAGGTAATGTTCACAGCTATATTTCCATTCACTTATAACTCTATTTAAAGCATTACTAAATAATTTTTTATTTGTCATTATTTCAATAAACTTTTCCTCACAATCTTTATGAGATAAGTTTTCTAATTTACTTTTATAAAAACCAGCTTTATAACATTCCCATTTATCGTAAGTGTGAAAAATTCTTTCTTTATCATCTTCAAGTGGTATTTTATATAAATCAATAACATCACTTACATCATCAGTCAATAATTCATAATTATTTTCTACATAATCTGAAGATTCCCAAGCTTTTGAAAAATCTTTATCATTAAATAAATGCTCTAATCCACTAACTTGACATAATCTTAAAACTTCTTCTTCATCCATTCCTAATTGTTTTGATATTCTTTTGTTTGTCCAGTTCCTATTTTTTAACTCAATAACTATCTCACTCATTGCATTAACTTGATGCTTACCTCTCGCTCTATTGTGTCTTATTGTTGAAGCAATTCTGTCATTTTTACTTGATTGTTCTTTTCTTATGTTAACAACAGGTAAATAACCATTAATTCTTTTATTTATAATTTTTGATTCTTTACCAACTCTATTTCTATGAAAACCATCAATAACTTCAATTTTATTTTTTTCGTGATTATCCCAAGTAACAATTGGTTGAGTATAACCATCATTCATTATTGAAACTTCTAAAAGCTCCATTTCTGGTGGTGCTACTTTATTTGGGTTGTAATCATTTGAAACTACATCCTCAGATTTAACCCAAGAAACATAATCTACAGGTTCATTTTTAAAAGGACTATTTTGATGTAAAAAAAATTTAACATCGTTTATATATTTAACTTTTTCATCAAATGTTAAATTATCTAATTCTTTTTTTATTTTGTTTTTAATTTTATCATTCATAATATGCTTTATTTTTTTGTTCGTATTTATAATATGCTAATAATTCATCTTCATTAAGTGATTCTTCTGTATATAGTTTATCAAAAGCGAAGGATACGTTTTTTATATCCTTCACTTCTTCTTTTGGTTGTATATAATCAATATACTTGTAATTTTTCTTTTGTACTTTATATGCTTGTACTAAAGAAATATATTCTATTTTATACTTCTTTGCTATCTCTGGCATTGTGTAACCGTTCATCAACATATTTTGTATATCCTGTGACGTTAAACCCAATGCTGTTAAGACCTTTGACTGCTTCATTATATTTAAAAGGGTAAGTCATTTGAAGTATCAGTAGCTTTTGTTTCTGCTTGTGGTTCTGGTTTCCAAGTATCTATGCTAATACTTACATCTTTACCATACTGGTCAGCTTCATCTTTTAAATTAATATTTAGTTTGATGAATTTGTTACCGTTGTATTCTTGTATGTAATCAGCTAATTTACTTGGATTAATAGTTACTTTAAGCCATTTAGGATTCATAACTTTACCACTACCACAATATATTGTTTCTTCTTTTTTATTCATTGTTATTTGTTTTTAATTAAAATTTATAGGTTATTCCTACAGCTACAAAAAAACCTCCTGTAGCTATTGCAAATGTGTTTGGATTATTATTAAACTTCTGCTTGTGCCATAACATATTAGTAGCTCCAGCAGTCATTAAAGATAAACCACCTATGATTGCAAGTTTTTTCATAATATTTCTTCTGTTTCTGTTTTTACTTCTACTATTGAACTTGAGTATCCTTGAGGTTCTCCGTTCCATTCTTTAAATTTATCTGTATAACAATCATAATCCATCCAACCTTTAAATAATAAACTATCATCTAATTTATAAACTTGAACATTAAATGGTGTTGTAGTTTCTATTGCTACAATGTAAGCATCTGTATCTTTATCGTATTGGTCTTGATACATTGCTAATTGCATTTTATAATCATTATAGTATAAATCACGTTCAAAGCGTTTTCCAGCATCATTAGTAGTTTTTATATCTACTATACACTTCTTGCCGTTAAACGTTGTTAAAAGGTCTGCAAAGCCCTTAAAATTAACATCTTTATGTTGCCACTCTAATTTAACTTCAGATTCTATTTTATTTTGCATCATTTCAGTTAGTACAGGATGTAACATAGCATTGTTAATTATCTTGTTTGCATCATCTAATTCTTGTTGCTTAATAAGTGTTTTTCCTTCGTTCTGTTCTTTAAACTCAATCCATTGTTTACCAGCTCGCCTTGCACCTTCAAAGATTGCAAACTCTTTTGTAAATGTATCTGGTTCTAATAACATCTTATGTATTATAGTTCCGAACTGCATAGCATCAGTAGTTTTTAATTCTTTGTTCCAGTATGCTAATAAATGATTAGGAGATTTCTTAAACTGGCATAAAGCCGAGTAACTTAAGTGATTTTTTTTCATAATATAGTTTTTGATTTATTTTTTTTTGATTATATCTGCGAAAACTAAACCTATAGTAATACATATTAAAACTAATTGCATTACTTCTATTGCATTTGTTTCTATCATTGTTTCTTAAAGTTATCTGCTTCTTGATCTGAATATATACCGTATTCGTAAGCATTAATTAATTTTAGTACTAACCTATCTTTTAATCGTTTCTCAGCCATTGCAAAAGGATAAGGTGCTTTACAATTTTTTGGTGACGCTTCGCCTGTACTCCAAATAACTTTGTTGCCACGTTTTGCATCTCCTACTATTGCAACATCTTGATTACTATCTCTATATATAGTTGGTGCGCCAAATTGTATGTTTTCTTTTGCTGCTATCTTTTCGCAAGCATCATGTGTTATTATCCACATACTTCTTGTACCTCTTTTTAATTCCCAAAAGTCA